AAGTGACGACGATCATCACGTACTTCACCAGTTGTTGCATCATAAACAATCTTGTTACGGAATTTGTTCATGATATCCTGAACATACTGCTCAGCTTTAACCTTAGGTAAGTTACCTACATCAATGTAAAAAATTCTACGCTCAGGTGCACGACTAATACGATAGATGACCAAAGAATCTTCAATCATCTTTAATTGGTTAACTGGTTTGATAGCCTTATGAAGATAAGACATCATCATTCCAGTATTTGCGTCCATGTATCCTGATGGTACATAAACAACCGAATCTAAGGATAACTTAATACCCTGTGTGGTACTCTCTGTAATACCTTTGTCGTTATAAAGATAGTATTCTTCGATCTTCTTTATAACTTCGACACCCTGTGGTGTTTTTTCTTTAATCACGTTCTTGATGCGACGAATTTTGCGAGGATCAATGTAACGTAATTCAACAATACCTTGTTTCAGATTATTCTCATCAATCATAACATGATAATACAAACGTCCGTCAATATACCACGAACGGAAAGTATCATGCGCACGATCTTCGAATTTTAATACACGAAGAATATTTTTAAACTCTTCACGTATTTTTTTCTTAATAGTTTCTGAAACTTCTAGATTGTCCAGATTGATTGATACTGATGCTTTATGCTCATCAGTAACGATTGCTTCATTAATAATATCTTCAATCGCCATATCGCAGTCGCTATACTGAGCAACTTCACGATAACGACGAATGAGGTCGTTTTCATTCTTAACGACCCCATCCATATCCATGACCATACCGTAATAACCACCAGCATTAACGCCAGTGTTTACTACGGTTGCGCCATCCTGAGAACTTGGAGGTATTACACTACCAAAGTCCTTTTGTTTTTTACGACTTATCTCGAAGCCAAAAAATTGCATTATATAAACCTTCGGTTAATTATAGAGGAATAGTTCCAACTGGGGTATCAACAGAAACATTAACTCCAAATCCACCAGTAGTACCACCAGATGTAAAGAAGTTGTATTGGAACTCTACATCGAATTGTTCGATAGCATTTTGCTGTTCGTAATCTAGACCGATAGCAGAAATGTTAACTGGGTATGCATCAACAAACTTGTATGTCTTGATGATAGCGCCAGAACGATCTAGTTGGTGAACTGACATATCAACTTGATATTCTGTAGGATTTGTCATACCTAGAGTGCTATCATAGTTTTGGATACCGTTCTGCCACTGCTCCAATGCGTTACGAATACCGAAAGTAGTATCGTTGTAAATTGTAACAGTCCATGGTTGGAATGTACGTTCACCAGCAAAGTTAATAGGACGACCCTTATAAAGAATAGAAATATTCTCTAAAGTGGAAGCAGGTAACTGAGCAGCCTTACACAAGAACTGTGCACGCTGACCAGCTACTGGACCTAGTGTAACGAAACTTGGGAATGTAAGTTCAACACGGAACTGGTTAGGGCGTGCGCCCCCACCAATCATCTGTGACTTAAAATCAGCAATATTTGCCATTTAATTCTCCTTTGTTCTTTCTCTTATTTATTCTGAATTATGCACCAACTTCGCTGAAGTTAATACCAGAGCGAGCAGCAACAAAGTTCAGAGTAATGTAGTTGATAGAACGATTTGGCTTAACGAAGATGTCAGCAACGAATTCGTTTCCGTCAATAACCTGCGCTGTGTTGTTAGTATCGTCACACTTCACTCTAAAGTCTGTGATACCACGACGACCTTGTACATCACGTAGGAATGGTTCGATTAGGTTCTTAAACTGTGCACGAGTGAATGGATCGTTGAATTCGAACAACTGGAACTTGGCAGCAGTAGCGATAGCCTTTTCCATAACGATGAATAGACGACGCACGTTGATACGATCAAATGCGCTTGGTTTAGCCAACAAAGTCTTATCGCCGAATAGAACAGTACCTTCACCTGGGAAAGTAACAACTGGGTTAACGCCAGCTTTGTAAACTACGTCACGATCAGCCTTAGATAAAGTAGCAGCTAGTTTAACAACGCTCTTAATCTGACCACGATTTAGACCACCTGGAGAGTACCATGGGTCATTTTGATAGTCAGTGCGAGCACATAGACCAGCGATATCGCCGTTCAATGGAATCCAACGATATGTATCACTGTAGCGATCGTATTGGTACTTGTAACCAGAGTCAAGAACCGCATAAGAAGTGCTTGGTAGTGCGTTACGATATGCAACGATAGCAGATGTTACAGTTGCACCATTACCGATGATTGGATCACCAGTAGACACGTTCTGTGGAGATGCAAACACTACGCAGTCAAGACGAGTTTCTGCAACAGAACCAATTACGTTAGTTACTGTAGAAGCAGCTGCTTTACCCATCATAACTAGTGAAATGTCGTACTGGCTATCATCAGCGAACAATGCATATGCAGTTTCAACTTGTCCAGCAGTAGGAGTCAATCCTTCAACACCACCAGACAATGAACGAGTAACAGGTGTTCCGATAGCATCAAACAAACCACCAACTAGTGCAGTTGAACCCCAATCTGTAACTGTGTTTGGGTGATCCATCCAGAAAATATATTCTGATCTAGTGTTAATTACGTTTTTGTAATAGTTGTTAGTTCCATCTGATTTCTTAGCATCAGATGCTTTAGAAGCATAAGCAAATTTTTCTAAGATATATCCTGGAACACCAGTGAATTGTCCATCTTCATCGATAACGATAATATGAACTTCATCATTTGTAGTAGCAAGACCAGAGTTACTTGTAGCGTATGTAGAAGATCCTGGAGCAGAATCAAATTCAGCTTTATACGCCCAACCTGCCCATGAAGAAGCATCACACATAGAAACTAACAATGAGTTTCCTAGAGCACCTGGGCAACGTGCGGCGAATTCACCAACAACAGCCTGACCACCTGCATATGCAGAAAGATAATCACTAGTGTTATTGATCTTTAAACCACCAACAACAATAGTTGATGATGCTTGAGCAGCAGTAGAAAGATATAGTAATGTAGCTGAGCCGTTTGTTGCAGAACCTGTTGTATGAGTTGGACCTGCAGTACCAGTTGTACCTGCAGCAGTTACTGTGTATAGTCTGCCACCGAAAGAAACGTAAGCATTTAGAGCTAATGCTGTACTAGCTGTCCATGCAGTACCTTGACTATCGCCAGCAAAAGCGATAGTCACTGTTGGCGCAGCTGTATAACCTGCTCCTGGGTTTGTAACAGTAATACCAGTGATAGTAGCAGTACCTAGAGAAACAGTACCGATCTGTGCGTTAGTACCATTACCTGTAACAGTAATTGTTGGTACAGAAGTATAACCAGATCCACCATTTGTAACAGTAATACCAGTGATAGAACCAGAAGAAATTATAGCAGTACCAGTAGCAGTTACACCACCAGAAACTTGTGGAGCACTAAATCCGATAGTAGCAGCAGTATATCCAGTGCCTCCGTTAGCGATTGTTACACCAGTAACTGAACCGCCAGAAGAAATAGCAACACCAGTAGCAGCAATACCACCAGTAATTTGTGGGGTGCTAAATGTTACTGCTGGTAATGAAGTTGCATCGTAACCAGAACCAGCATTAGTCATAGTCGTGCCAGTTACAGTACCAGTTTGTGTAGCAACTGCGTTTCTTGCAGCAGTGACATCAGCACGAGAAACTATAAGTGCATTTGTGTAAGAAAGGAAGTTTGCTGCAGTGAACCAAGATTGGGCATTCGCATCGACTGGTTTACCAAAAACACGAACTAATTCATTTTCAGAACTAACTTGAGTTGGAGCCAAAACTGGACCCCACTGGAACGCACCAGCAAAAGCACCACGTGAGCTAGATACAGCTGGAACGATTGATGTGAAATCTTTTTCTACGACTGCAACGCCTGGAGATAATTGGAAAGGCATTGTAATTCTCCTTGTTAATAAGTTTTTACTCTAGACAGAATATCGTGTCTACATTTTATTTAGTTTTTACAAGTTTTCAATTCAAAAGTTGAGTGGAGCCTTCTCTGGGCTTCCATCGTCATAGAATCCGAATGGTGTCAATTCCTCTTCAATAGCCTGTATTTGTTTCTTATACATGATCTCTCTAAGGTTTATATTATTTAGCTCTTTAAAATAAGGTTGAGTTGTAACCCATCCAAAGAGAACCAAAGGCATTACTAAATCATCATGATAACCTTCATCAGCAGCATAAGACCCCTTAGACTCAATAAAAGTAGAAATCTCAGAAATAGTATCTGCGTCAGTTATTAAAAGTTTGTTTTCTTCGACTAAAGACTTGAGGTTATGACACCCAATTCTTTTAATCTTTTTATCAGTATTAACACCCAGCTGAGTCTTACCTCCACCGAATCCTCCACCGATATACTGCCCCATAGTATGACGATTTACGAATAAGATATTTTCGTATTCAAGTTCAGTGTACAAGATGTGGGCAACCTGTTCACTGGTGTTTATTTCTATTAGAACATACGCTTCGTTATACTCTTTACCAACTTTGTATATTACGTTTGGATATAGCAATGGGCTAATATCATTTTTGCGATATTTTGCAACTATTCTATATGGTGCTTCAGTAATATCAATCACCTGGAATGCTGAGTGGTCACCACCAACACCCTTCGCCACGTCAGCGATTAGACAATATACATGTCCTGCACTTGGTTTGGCATAGACATCCAATCCATCCTTTGAGTGGATGATAGGATCGACTGGCATTTTAGCGATAACATCGGCAGAAATAAGGGTTAAACTAGAACCCAAGAACTTACATGCAACCTCTTGGTTGTACTTGAGTTCACCGAGCATAGCCTTCTGCTCAGCAGCCCACTTATCATCACGTCCTGGAATTTCCCAGTAAGGAATAAACAGAGGCACGAATCCGTTACGACCATTCTCAGCATCGTTCCAAAACTTCCAAAAGTGATTGTAACCTAGTGGAGTTGAAGATAGAAGAATCTTAGTGGTCTGACCAGCAGAAATTGTAGGATAAACAGATGTAAAGAATTCCTCGGCGACTTGGTTAGGAATAATCGCAGCTTCGTCAACGTATAGCAAGTTAACAGATTTACCACGAATACCTGAAGTAGAAGTCGCAGAAGTGAATACTTTAGATCCATTCTCTAATTCTAAGTCACCCTTGTTCCAAGTAGTGACACCCTGTTGCATCCACTTCGGAAGCAACTCATACATAGTCTGATAACGATCCAAAACTTCTCGAGCAGCAGTCGCTTTGTTGGCGAGAATAGCCACAGACTTGTTTGGTTGAAATAAAGTGTACCAGAGAATATACGCAGCTGATGTGGTAGTCTTACCCTGCTGGCGACCTTCCATCAAAATAACTCTGCGGTTATTGTGAATGATGTCTAACTTTTTCTTTTGGCAATCGTATAGTTTAAACAGCTGAAGACCGTGGTCAAGTGTAACGATCTGACAATAATTTTCAATAAAGTAAATATAATCTTGAGCACACTTAATGTACTCTTTAATATTGTCTGGAGTGAACTCTACACTTACACCAGCAGCTTTTAAGTTCGAATTCGAATTATAAATCTCAGCCATAGTTAGAAGTTAGTAGTCCAATCTTCTGAGGTCACAGTGGCAGTAGTTACGTCACCCTGTGCAGTATAAACTCTATTTGGATTTGAGTGATTTTCATTTTCGCCAATATTTGCAAAAACTGTAGTAATAACACCTTGATTGGACATCGCTCCGAACAAATTCAATTTCATCTGGAAATTTAATGTATGTACAACGGATCTTCTTGTTTGGAAGTCACCATCATACTCATCCTGAACTTGAACAGAATTTAAAATGATAGGAACATCTATAACTACACCCATATCTGGAACAGCATTTACGCTTAGTGTGTATTCTGGCGTAAATGTTGGTAGAATTTGTTCAAGAATCTGAAGACCATCTTCTTGTGTTTTAGTTAGAATGTATAGAGATACATCTAGGTTATATGGAACTGGTGTATACAAAGTTGACTTTTGAGTGGTGTCGCCAGTCTTAATTTGCTGCATACGATTAGTCTTACGAGCAGAATCGTAATTGTATCCAGTAATCTCAAATGACATTCTTGGTAGAACTGTGTTTACATTATTCTCTAAATTAGGATCACCATCAATTCTAACGAGCCACTTCTCTTTTGGAGCATATGCAAGTGGAATCTGCAGACGCTGCATAGTGGTTCCAGTTACAGAATCACCCTGCTTGCGATCGATATAGATATCGCTAAACAAACGACCGAAAGCAACAATGCTTTTTCGAATTGTTCCATGATAGTATACGTTACCGTTAAGCATTGTTTATCTCACCAAATGGGTTTGCTTCGTCAAAATTAATGACGCCGACTGACTTTTCTCTAAATGAATTATTATCAGCAAATGAATCTGCAACTTTATCTACATTGACCTCAAGAACAGCATTCGCTGCTGCAAGAGATCCACCTCCACCAATAAATGATATTGCAGGCACGGATTGATAGTTAGTTCCACCATTAGTTACATCTACACGAATAACTTTACCTGCTTGTGAACCAGTGCCGAGAACTGCTGTTGCAGTCGCTCCATGACCACTAGAAGATGCTATAACAACAGTTGGAGGAGAAGTATATCCAGAACCTTGATTATACATGGCTATAGATTTAATGTATCCATAATTGCTTCTTGAAACATTTGTAGTCATTGACTTTAATGATTCAAATGCATCGACTTCTGGTACACCAGTATCAATAAACTCAGAGGCATACTGGAACAATTCAACTTGAAGTTTGTAAACATATAGTTTACCAAGCTGATAGAATGGATCTTGATGTTGAACGAATTTAATTTCGAACAAACCTTTTGATAATGGGAAATAAATCAGATCACCTTCAGCTGGACGATTTGGTAAAGTAGATACTCCATAACGACCAATGAATTGTTCCCAACGTCTACGAGCAACTACTAAAGTGGCAGACTGTTCAACCATCAATCCAAATTTTTGAATAAATGCACCTTGACCACCGAATGAATCTACATTCTCGAAGTACATTTCGATAGGGAATGCTGATTTGAATTGAGATAAACGATCTTCGCCAAGAATGTTATCTTTAGAAACAAGAGTTCTTGGAATGTACATAACTTCGTTACCGTAAATACGTAACGATTCAATGATCAAATCCTCTATTAAGGACTGTTCGTTTCTAGTCCCTTGAGAGAAATAAACATTTGTTGTTGACATTTTATCCCATTATGAAGTTTAGTGGTGCAGACTTAGACATTAGATCTTGTTCTAACATTTGTATTTCTGCTAATGCTTCTTGATATAATGAATCGCCATCTAAAACAACTCCACCTGGAAGCTGAATGCCTTTAAACTTTTTCAAATTAGTACCCCATTGTTTCTTAAACAATGCAGAAGTATACTTCTTTAACCATGTTTCATTCCAAATTTTAGACCAGTTAGTAGGATCCATTGCACGATATCCTTTGATGATAATATAATCACCAAGGAATACATCTGAATCCCAGTTAATATCCAAGTACATACGATCTTGGAGTCTATTAAATCTAAAATCTGCTTTACCATTTAGAGTCCAATCAAGTAAATCTAAATGCTGCATAACTGTTGTATAGTAAATGATAGATGTAGAAGTTAGATCATACAAATCATTTAGACGTAACTGATACTGCAAGTCGAACATATTCTTAGAAGAAGATGCCTGTCCGATATTAAGGATACCAGTAATACCCCAGACATAGTCTGGCATTGTAATGTATTTATTATCGTATTCTCTTAAAGTAATAGAACTCAATGTAGCACTATTTCCCATTGATCCTGTTATAACTTCACCAGCAGTGAATGTGCCAACTACTTTTTTAACTAATAATAGAGTACCTGTTGATTGTCTTTGTGATTCTACAGTAACGAATGCAGTTGCACCAGATGTAGCACCAGTTATTTTCTCACCATTGGAGAATGTGTTAGCTACGCTAGTTGTTAGTGTTATTTCAGATGCACGAATAACCTGCTTTAGATAAACTTCTTCAATACCATCGTAGTGATATTGGTTCCAGTAATTTAATGCTTCATCAATACGATCTTCTAATTGATCATCATCTACGTTAATTTCGAGTACAGGAGCACCCAAGTCACGAAGACAGTACTGTTTTAAACCTTCTCTAGTTGTTGGGATTGCCATATATTATACCTTGAATAAAGTAGCGTGACCTTTGATCACAGAAGTGCCAGAAGATGCAGTAGCATAAACAGTTAAAGTGCCAGTTGCGATAGTAGCAGAGAATGTTGTATTAGTTGCACCAGTTTGAATTTCATTAGCGTTAGCATAGTTTTCAGATAGAGTTACTGTAGTACCATCGTGCACTAATAATAATTCTAAAATTCTATATGCAGTGCCATTGACAACCTGCATTAGCAATTTACCAGAACGATAAGTTGCTGTTGCAAAAGATGTCATTGCAGTAGCAGTTGTAGATGATGTTGTGCCAGTAAAATTATAATCATAGGCAATAGAATCAACAATATCTGCACCACCATTAAATGTTGCTTTACCAGTAAATGTAGAAGTGCTTGTTACTGCTAATGTAGAACTTAAAGTAGTCGCACCAGTAACACCTAATGTTCCACCAACTGTTGCATTACCTGAGGTGCTCAACGCCGCAAAATTTGCTGTACCAGTAAATGTTGGGGAAGCAGATAGAACCATACTTCCTGTTCCTGTCACAGAATTAGATAGAGTTACACCACCATATGTAAGTGCTGAAGAAAGAGTAGTAGCACCAGTAACACCTAATGTTCCAGAGAATGTAGAGTTACCTGTATGGCTAGAAGTGCCAGTTACAGATAAGTTATTATTAACTGTAGTTGTTCCAGTAGAAGCACCGAGACTTAGAGCAGTTGCAGCCCCTGCAAAATTCACTGTAGTAGCAACAGTGTTAAACAAGTTCTGAGTAGTCTGTGTACCAACTAAAGTACCAGTATAATCTTTTAAGTTAGTTCTGTTCCACTGACCAACTTGAGTAGCTGCAGTTCCACTAGCAGCTTCAGCATAGAAGTCTAAGTCACCATTTGATGCGCCAGCAGATGTTTCTGCGATGATATATGTATATCCATCAACAGATTTAACACCACCAAGTGATGCCCATGCGCCAGAAGAATAACCTTCAAAAGAAGAAATTGAAGAGTTATAACGAATCATTCCAGTGGCAGGAGTTCCTGGACGTTGGGCAGTAGTACCAACTGGTAACACCCAATGGCTAGTACCAGTCGCAGTTAGAATATCTAAACCACCAATACTAGTAATTGTGGAACCGAGAGAGACAGATGTAGAACCAATTGTGACACTGGTATATGTTAAAGAAATAGTTCCATTAGTGGTAATTGTTCCACCACTTAAACCAGTACCTGCAATAATAGATGTTACTGTACCAGTACCTGATGCATTAATCCATTGAAGACCAGTACCAGTCGAGGCTAAAACTTGTCCATTAGTACCGACAGACCCACCAGCACTGATTTGTGGAACAGTTAAAACACCTGCATCAGTAAGACTAAAAATATTAGCACTATACGCACTATTAATAATTTCAATAACACCAGTGCTATTTAAACGAAATGATTTACTACCATTTGTACCACCACTAGTGGTATTAGTAACTTTTAAAAAATCGAAATAACCGACACCACCTTGAGATTCTTTACCCGTAGCGAGTATTGCAGCACCAGAAGTTGATCCTGGAGTGTAAGTAACGCTAAGAGCATTAGCGCTCGTGGTAACAGTAATTGTGGTGAGTCCAGTGATACTCGGAGTTGTGAGTGCTGGACTAGTTAGGGTTTTGTTTGTTAGCGTTGCTGTCGCAGTTAAGGAAGCGAACGATTGAATGTTGTTGGAAGAATCTTTGAAATACAGTTTACCATCAGCATAGTTTAATGCTAACTCACCGTATGTTAAGTCAGTAGTAAGAGGAACTTTAGCTCCAACTGATGACTTTTTGAGTAGAACTGTATTACTCATTCATCTTCCTAAAAAGGTTAAGATGGGATAAAAATCCCATCGATATTGTATTTAGTTATTAATATGTACCACCATCGATTTGGAAACCATCAATAGTGGAAGTTGCAGCACCTGCACCAGTGATATTCAAACCGATATACATTGTTTTAGCGACTGATATACCACCAGCTAAAACAACTGGAGCAGTGCCTAGAGCAGTAGCATCAGTTGTAGAAGAGAACGATACGTTACCTGAAGCAGTTACTGTAGTACCACTAAAGCTAGAAGAAGTGATTGTCTTATTGCTTAGAGATTCTGAACCAGCTAAAGTAGCAAGAGTACCTGTTGTTGGTAAAGTTAAAGAAGTAGAAGCAGTCGCTGTTAATGTAATACCGTATGCACCACTTAGTGTAAACGCACCAGCAGTAGAAATATTACCACCAAGAGTGATAGTATATGATCCGTTGTTTACACCTGTACCACCATATGTTGGGTTAACGACAGAACCCTGCCAAGTACCAGTACCGATAGTACCAAGAGTTGTAATAGAAGTCTGACCAACATATGTAGAGGCGATATCAATACTATCAGCATTGACAGTAATGCGGTTGCTAGTACCAACGACATCTAATTGGTTACCTGACTTAGTTAAACCACCACCTGCGATAACTTGACCAGCGCCAGAGAATTGTACCCAAGTAATTGCAGTAGAACCGATGCTAATAGTTCCGCTATTAGTGCAAACATAGCCGTTCTGTCCGTTTACAGTACCTTCTTCAACGAAAGTGTATGCGCCTGGAGTCAATTCAGTTGTGTTATCAGCATCAACAGCACGTGTTAGAACCCAGTTTGTTGCAACAGAACCAACTGCACTAACAATATAGATACCATTTTGCAACTGAGATGCTTGATCTTTGACGAGAACACGATCACCAGCTGATAGTGATACACCATCTAAAGAAAGAGCAGCTTGAGTGCCTGCATTAGTTAATGTTGCACCAAGTCCAGAAGAACCATTGGAATATGTAACAGTTAATGCAGCAGTAGTTCCAACACGAACAGAATCTTTTGGATCTAGACCAGTCTTCACTGCGTCAACATAATTCTTAGTAGCTGCATCGCTAGATTGTGTAGGTTCAGCAACAGAAGTGATGCGTTTGTTGTTAACATCAACAGTACCAGTACCTTGTGGCGCTAGGTTAATGTTAGTGTCTGAACCACCAGCTGTAATTGTTACAGAACCAACTGCTGTAACACCACCATTGGCAGTAATTGCTCCAGTGAATGTAGAAACACCAGTAACAGCTAATGTAGAAGATAGAGTTGTTGCGCCAGTAACACCAAGTGTACCAGCAATAGTAGTATTACCAGATGCTGAGTCTACAACGAATTTGTCAGAGCCAGATCCGTTTTGTACTTTGAAGTATTCAGTAGCTGCAGTATTAGAACCAACCAAAGTTAAGTTGGAGTTGAATGTTGCGCCAGAGGTGAATGTTAGAGCACCAGTTACGTTTAGAGTGCCACCGATGTATAAATCACCAGCAATACCTACACCACCTGCAACAACTAATGCACCAGTAGTAGTACTTGATGATGCAGTAGTCTGAAGAAGTTTTAAATTAGTTGCATTTAACTGTGCAACTTCAGTATTAGTAGAAATACCAGTTGCTGCATAAAAGTGTAGAATATCGTCAGAAGCACCTGGAGATGTCTCGGCGATAATGTAAGTTAAACCATCAACGGAACGCACTCCACCAAGTGATGTCCAGTTAGTTCCGTTATAACCTTCATACTGACTAGTTGTAGTGTTAAAACGAACAGCACCAGTAACAGATGGACCCTGCTGTGCAGTAGTACCAGATGGAATAACTAATCCATTTGTTCCAGAAATAGTTACATAACCAGTACCATTAGGTGTTAATGTAATACCACCATTTGTGTTTGTAGCAGTAATTGTATTAACAGTGGTGTATAAGTTACCAACATACCACTTATCGATTGTGCCCGTTGCAGAAAGAACAGGAATAGATTTAGCAGAAGTATTTAGAGTACCACCAGCACCACCTTGATCGACTAAGTTAGTGTAATATCTACCACCAACAATAACGTGGGTAGCAGCATTACCTGCGGTTTCAGAGCCCATACCAATGTATAGACGATCACCACCATTCGATCCATTATCTGTTAAGTTTGAATACGCTAATTCACCTGCGCCCAGAGTTGTTGGGTTACCAGATGTGCTAGAGCGTTTGATTCTAATAATAGATGCCATCTTTTAATTCTCCGTTAAAATTCGCCGCCATCCATATTCTGCGCATCTAGCGTAGTGGAAGCTGTCCATTTATTTGTGTTTGTTTTATAAATTAGTATGGAGCCGTTTACCTTACCATTGGTAGTTAGATCAACATCGCCAATGATTGACATCGACTCGACCACAGTTGGAGCAGCCAAGTTAGAGGTTGCTGTTACCAATGACTCTTGTTGAACTGTTACGATCATATTATTTTCAAACATAGTGGTAAAGTTAAATTTGAGTTATTTGAGGGCTAACTGTTACGATACCCTCAACCACTCTAGTTTTCGTTCCAGTGGGTGAAGTTATTTCTACATCATATAACCATCTTCCTGCAGGAATAGCTGCAGACTGGGTATCTGTCAATTGTAGGCGAACTTTTCCAGAAGCTGCTGAATAAACGCTGGCAGTAAAATTATAAGCTGTGCTGGACTGATATGACTTTCTCATTTGAGAAGCCACGGAATAACCAGTTAGATCAATAGATTGTCCATTAGACGCAGCAACAGTAATTATATTGCTGTAATTAGATCCAGCGTCTACAAAAAGATTGCTTACAGTCGCCATTTTTTATCCTAAATTGCCTTTACCTCTTTATTTATAAGAGAGGGAATTTTGTGTTTGCAACTTAGTCTATGAGGATGTTATGGAAGTCATCCAATAAAAATAGCCACTGAGGTCGTTGGACGTTTAGATTAGAGATTTTCTTTGGTTTGTTTAGGGCGTAATCTGTTTCTTCGAATTCTTCGGAAAGAATTTGTCTCATTTGCCATCTATGGGTATTGGCTTTACCACGAATCTTAGTGAAGGGTTCTTTAGTGGTCATCGCCCATCTTTGAAGATCTTCAGAGTCGAAAAACGCATGCATCTTCTTATTTTTTTCTAACTGCAGCATAGTTCTGTGTTCATACAGACCAGTATACCAATCAAGATTAAAGATACAATACCATCTTAAATCAGCAACTGTTTCGATCTTTCTATAAGAAGTTTTTATCATTGGATCTAGAAACTCTAATAGAGCAGGATCTATGTTCTTTTCATAAGGTTCATAGATGGTTTCAGGAGTTCCTAGTGTATGGTGAAATAACGCTGTTCCACCTGTAGCAAACATATCATCGGTTGGACCAAATAACTGATTGCCTCCCATCCCACTCACAAAAATGCAATCTCGCACATTGTAGGAAAACTCATTATCAGTTGGCTCTACGATTGTGTATAGGAATTCGTGTTTTAGTCTTCTATCGAAAAGATCACCCGACTCAATGATAGAATTCAACGTGCCCCAAATTCTGACTTGATCTGGATCATTAGAGAATTTCTTTAGCATGAATAAAGCAAAGGTGCTGTCAAGTCCACCTGACCATAGAACATGGACGATTTTATTAAGACTCAGTAAATGTTTAGCACGTTCTTCGCAAATCTCGTAGAAAGATTTATTAAATGAAGAATCTACGCTTGGAATTGGATGTAGATCTTTTGCAATATTTAAATAGTGCGGTATGCTCAGAGACCTATCGAATACCATATTATGTTTGTTTAGTCCGAAGTCTTCGTACTTTTTAAACAATTCAAACGAATATTCTTTGGAGAGAAAGGGAGAAATAGATCTTGTATCTTTACGGATTATCTCTGGGACTTGCTTTTTGTTATAGTATAAAATCTGTGGTATCATAGTTCCTCACGTCAAAATAAAAAGGGGATGACTTGCATCCCCTGTCTAATGTATTTAGATATATTAATGAGCCTTGATTCTAGCCACTAATCCAGAACTAAATGCTCCAGCAAATCTATCTTGAATAGGAGTTAATAGATCTTTCATCTTTTGTTTTTCAGCATCAGACATAGCAACAACTTCTACACTTTCATTTCTGCACTGTTCCAGGATTCCTGGAATATCAGCAACAGATTGTTGACGCTCAGCTTTTGCAGCATTGAATGCAGCAGTTGACATAATCTCTTTAGTCTCATCGTCAAACTGATTGAAGAAGTCTTCGTTGACGATAATAGAAGTCAAGAATAGGCTGTGTTCAGTATCGTTGATATACTTGAATGACTTATTCTGCTCTAGTGGGAAAATACGAACATAAGTCGATTCACCAGCATCAATGTTTCCACGATCAGCCTGTTCATTCATTTGCTCTAGTTCGATATTTGGGTTTGGAATCGCACCAAGAGTTTCAAATGTTGCTTTAGCTACTGGGCTAGAACTAATTCTAACTTTCTTACCTTTCCAGGAATCTACTGTATCTGCTTTGAAATTTGCAGGAACAATACGATATCCGCCAGAATAAGTGAATGCCATTGCCTTGATTTCAGAATTCTTTTCTACACCAGCAAGCAATTCTGCACCGATCTCTCCATCAAGGATAGCGTCTGCATGCTCGTGATCACGGAACAAGAATGGAAGATCTAAAACATTAAGATCTGGGTTAATGTCGGCAAGCCAAGTTGTATAGATGTGACCCATCTCAACTTTACCAGAGCCAACTAGATCCATCATAGATCTCTTAGACAATGGTTGACCAAAATTATATTTCTCAGAATAATCTGTTAGAGAAAGAATTTCAATATTAAATTTTCCGTTAGTCTTTTCATTAACTTCTTTGGAAAATGCTTCGGCTACCTTCAAAAATAAACCAATAGGTTCATGAGCGATAACCCATTTTATAGTTTTAACTGACATTTTTTAGTTCTCCTAATTTGCTGGTGTCAAAAGACCAGACTTGTGTTTGGTTCTCGAAATTTAAGGTTCTTTTCAAGAAAAACTCTTTATTATTTATAAGATCTCTAATTGTATTTAGGTCTATTTCATCTTTATTTATAACAGACTGTAGAGGGATTACGCTATCCCTGTAGCCATACTCTTTGGTGTTGCTATCAAAGAAAAATATATCCTTAACCGTATAGGTCTCATGGGATCCATTATACCCTACAATTCTAGGGAATTGGTTAATCTCTAGTAAATAACCTGTGAAAAAACTACTCATGCGACCGCCATAATAGGTATAATCTTTTTGGGTTTTCTAACCTTCTCTGGTTTACCCTTCACCCACCAGAAAATATCTTTTCGATCTTCTCTTTGTGGACCCTCGATATATTCTGGAATACAACCAGTCAATTCTTCAATTGCAATACAGAATGGAACGATATTATCGCTGAACGCATTATCACAAGAAGCATCCCATAGTGGACCAGTTAAGAACATACATGCGCCTTTGCAGATATGAATAACTGGGCAGTTCGGGCAATCTTTTCTATCAGACCAATGTGTAGCAGAGTCTAATCTAGAAGAAGATAAGTCAGATATATGTCCAAGTTTATGTGATACACCAGCTGGATTATTCGAGATAGCACTTACGTTTTGACAAGTAAGAACATTACCATTTAAGTCTAATGCAATGTTGTCAGACTTATCCATACCGCACTTTTGAGCTACAGATTCAACTCTAGTTCCATTAACAATAGTCTGAATGAATCCACCAACCTTTTGTCCAATCACACTAAACCTAGTGACTGAACCAGTGCGTAGTTCTTCTAACGCTTTGTTGCGATACATAACATCTTCTTCACCATCCAGTAGAGAGTTAGCCATCCCACCTTCATCATATGCGTCTACGAAAGCACCCTCGCCAATTGATAAAAACTGTTTGTACCTTTCACCTATTTCTTTCTCAACGAAATTGAAAAAGAATTTTTCTATCTCAGCACGACTAGTATTTTTAGAGTTAATCATAGAATTAAAACTAAACATACCTTTTGGTGCCAGTCTCTTGTAAAGGTCTATGATACCTTCTTTTGAAGTAGGGTCATCAAAAGGATCTGGACCACGAACAGGTTGTCCTGGACCATCATGCGATACTGCGACTCCAAAATTATATCTCTCTAGCCATTCGTTCTTTTCTAGATCCAACAAACTACCATTGGTAATAACTGACATACGAGCATTGGGATACTTTTTATTCAATGCCTCAGCAAGTGGTTTCATTGTTTTCCAATAAACAAATGGCTCACCACCCCAGAATTCGAAAAATGTGCCTTTACCAAAACCATCAGAACCACCCTCATACCATGAGTCCATGTTGGCTACGAATGGATCTACATCATCTGGGTTTGTTTGATCTGCGTGTGGAACGAATCTTTGATTGCAGTAATCACATTCAAAGTTACAAGAAAGACCAAGTTGAATCTTAACTGTCTTTAAGTCTTTTTTACCATGTTCAATTTTCGCAGGAAAAAGAACATCAGGTTGTATATTAACTTCAGCGATAACATTGGATCCATCTTCCCATGTTAATGTACTAAGAGAACTATTGTAAAATAGTTTCTTAGATACCTTCTCTGCTGGACTCCATGCTGAAATTTCAAAAGTTGCCATATTATCCCTCAAAATAAATTATCCTATCAGAGTATTTATCCCTGATAGGATATCGTTCAATTCATAAAACTGTTATAGTGTTTTAGTGAATGTTAGTTGGTTAGACCAGTATTTATGACCCATCTTAACTTTAACTTCTTCACCAGTATCTAAACCAGTAGTTACAACTTTAAAAGATCCAGTTCCATTTGTCACAGGAACACTTGTCTTTGGAAGATAACCAACATCTTGTCCAAGATAAAGTGTGGAAATATTAGTACCTGTGGTGAAGTTAACTGTTAAAACATCACCTGATACAGTGCTTGAAGTGACTTCTAGTGGAGGTAACATTTCTATTGCAAGTTCATCTACTGTATCTTTTTCATGTTTGGTTAAATTACCAGTGAATGTAACTGTATGATTAGCCCAATTAGTTGTATCAGTATATGTTATATTAAAATTCGTTTCATCAGCAGAAGGAGTTTCAGACTTCAGTCTTGGTCTAATAACAACAGGGATAATATCTTCTGGTGTAGGATCATCTTTGTTTACCCAAAAGACTAAATTAAATTTTCTAGGCAACAACATAAACTTTGCTCTTGTTGGTAAAGTTGTTGATGTAGAATTTACCATCACATTTGATGGTACTGCCTGTGGCGTATCAGTGAAAGAAGAGATATTAGATTGGTGTTCAGCGATAAATTCATCACTAATTCTCCAAATAGTACATGCATAAGCACCACTAAAGTTATCAATAGGAATGCTTAAATTGGCTAGAACTTTATTTTCAGTTGTATTAGTTAACTTGTATGTTAGTATATTATTCGCTAACTGAAAGTCGCAATTGAAAGAAACAGGTTCATCTTGAATAGCATTCACATCCCATGACAGTGTATTAATATCTACAGTATCATCAGAGAATGAAAGATCAGGATTTTTCGCCTCTAACTTTGATGTTATCCAACTGTTAGAAACGTATTCTGGTGTTTGAAGGTATCTTCTAAGGAAACTTTTTTTCGTTAAGTATTTCATACTATTCCCGTTTAACAGTTGCAATTACAATTAGTGCAATTAATATTGTGATGGTGTGGGTCAAAATGGTGGTTTGTGTCTAAGTGCATACGAACAGCACAGTTTCCAGATGGGATGTTACCACAGTTTCCAGATGCGCCTGCACCACGTCCAAAACCATAACCCTGTGGGCTACCATGTTTAGTATTGTGTGGAACCCAACCACCATAGTTACCTAAGTCGTTAGCAAACTGTGATAGGTGGTGTGGACGACCCTGAACTTGACCCCATGGAGTATACTGAGCATGGTGCGAGAACTGAGAAGTGTGCGCTGCATGGGCGTTTGACGCAGAACCAGCAGAACCAGCAGAACCACCAATGTTGGTAACAATAACAGCACCAGTCAGACCCTGAACAGAAGTAACAGGAACGGAAACGATAACAGCACCAGTGTTACCCTGAACAGAAGTAACAGCAGCTGCGATAGTTGGGTTGCCCAGAACACCATTACCATCAGTGACAGTAATACCAGCACCAGCAGTAATAGTACGAACAACTGCAGTACCAGCACCAGTACGAGCATACATACCAGTTAATGTGACACCAGAAATAGCAGCTAAGTTAGCGTTATAACCCTGTACATCAGAACCGATAGTTAAACCTAGTGTAGTACGAGCAGTCGCTGCGTCAGCTGCACCATCTAGTGAGCGAGCATAAGCAGTATAAGTTGCTAAAGCAGCAGTACCAGCACCAGTAAAATATGGAAGACGATCTGCAGCAGAAGTTAAACCAGCCAAAGCAGCAAGTTCACTATCATATGCTTGGACGTCAGTACCGATAACTAAACCTAAGTTAGTTCTAGCGGCTACAGCAGTAGTAGCACCAGTACCACCAGCTGCTACACCTAAAGTAGCGGTAAGAGCAGTAGCAGTAGAAGCATTACCAGAAAGAGTAGCAGTAATAGTGCCAGCTGAGAAGTTACCAGAAGCATCACGAGCAACAATGGTGGAAGCTGTGTTAGCGGAAGTCTGATTTAAGCCATCTAGTAAGTCAGCGTCAAGACCAGAACCAGTACCATCCACGGTAAGAAGTTTGGATAGAACGTCTGCAGCAGTATAAGCACTAGAGTTTAGTTTAGTACCGACTTCAGTGTTAATATTATTAAAGTTATTGTCGACTTCCGTGTTGGTTAACGGACTTCCTTTAGTCGATCTTAATGTAATAGTTGCCATTTAAGGATCCTTATGTTCAATCTTTTTTTTGCAAAATTTCTAAAAGCATTGACTTTATGTCTTGCAGTTCATTCTTCAGTATATTTATGTCTTCTGAATGCTTAGAAATTTCGGCTTCTCTCTGCTCAGCCATTCTCTTTCTAGCCATGTATTCTTCATATTCTGACTTATTGGTGTTTATAATGGCTCCTGTAGACATATCTCTAACTAAGCCATTATGACCCTCAACTTTTAGAAAATGTTGCATATTAAGCGCAGGCAATAACTCTGAAATCTTTAACGATAGGTGTAGCTGCTGTATTTGTAGACTGCATAACAATCTTAACAGCAATAGTGTCGAATGGAGTCATGCTATTTAAAGTGTAATCTACATCAGAGAACGCATAGTTTCCATTGTCTACTTTAATAAGTCCATTTCCATCAGCTGCAGCTAGGTTATATTTTATGGTGTCTAACTGTGAACTATCGCCTAGGCACGTCTTGTAATACACCTTAATATCAGCTTCGTTAGGACAGTTAGCTGCAATCTTGATTCTAGTGTAAGTAGAAGAGTTAGCGAATTTAATAGGAGTAGTTACATATTTAGATATCGAACTACCACCGACTGGAGCGATCTCATCGTAGAACAATTCTTTAACTGCAACATAAATCGAAGAAGAAGTCACAGTTTCAGATGTAAAGACGTTACCGACAGTAGAATCTACGTAGATAGTTCCTGTAGTGCCATCATCACCATAACCAGTAACTAACCATGTTCCATTATTGGCTGAGTTTGCAGAACCACCAGTGATAATGTATCTTCCGATTCCTAGACCAGCCATCAATCCTCTAACAGTAGAGTTAGTAGAAGTTATAGAAGATGCGCTTCCTACAAACTGTAGAGTAGCAGTTCCATTAGTCGCTACACCGTAAGTGTGAGTAGGTGCGCTAGTGCTTGCAGTACCAGCAATAGTACACAAGTATAATCTATTTCCGTAGTAGTACTGAGTACCAACGCTTAGTGATTGAGAGCCACTTAGAGTCAATAAAGTTCCAGTGATGGCATAACTATATGTTCCACCAGCAACGCTAACTGATACACCAGTATTTGGAACACCAGTGATAGTTCCAGCAGAACCTGCGAACATTAGTTTAGTATCCAATGCAGCCACGTTAGTATTAGATTCTGTAGCGTAGTTCAGTTTGTTAGAAACTAGAATTGCGCTAGAACGAGCAGTGTCGATAACTGGAGAAACCGAGTCATTAGTTGTAGAAATCTGTGCCAATAACATCAATGACTTAGCACCACTCATATAAGTGTTTTCGTTAACTTCAGAAGCAACGATTCTTGGTTGATCCCAGATATTATCTTCACCGATCAATACTGGAGAATAAGCTGTATCGATAACATATGGTGTTTGACCACCATCTGGAGCAGTTCCAGAAGTTGTTTTGATGTAATAGTTACCCTTAGTCTCAGAGAATGTTTGCATCTGAAGAGTAGGATTAATCAAGTCATATGCAATATTCTTTGATGCTTTCAACAAGTTTCCACCAGCGTAACCAGTAGAAGTTGCTGCTGTTGTAGTTGTTATTGTGTAGCAGTGTGGATCCACATTAGAGATAATCTTTGTTCCGTTAATCTCAGAGAATGGAATTCCATTGATCGCAGCAGTCAAACCAGTCAACTGAACGCTAGATCCAGAAGACATACCATGGTTTGGATGCCAAATACGAACAGTTGTTGATCCAGAGACAGTCTGAATTGGATCAGAGTATAGTTGTTCGTATGGAGTTACGTTATTTACCATTACAATCGCACCGACTGTATTTGTAGCAAACACGGCACGATTCAAAGTAAATTTAATATCCTGATTCTGGTCTGGAGTCCAAGTAGAAGCATTCTGAGACTTGAACATCACACCAGCATATGGTTGTTCAGAAATAGTTCTGCTAGTTCCTGGAATCACATCACCCATATTGGAAATCCAAACTTTGTAGTTGTTTGAATCTGATTGGATAACGAATGCATATTCTGCACCATCCTGTACATAAACAGGCGACTCGAATGTAAATCTAGTAGCTGTGTTATAGTCAGCATAAGAGTTACCATCTGGCAAAGCAACAGAAGTATAACCAGATGCTTCTGGAGTAGTACCAGCAACAGGAGCATTAACTGAATCTGGTTTTAATGTAACAGTACTAAATGGAAGGATGTACTTTCCTGGCGATCCATTAACCATTTCACGGATGTGGACAGATACAGGAATTGACGCATCTTTTG